GGCGGTAATCAATGCGGGCGCGACCGTCCTGACTGGCCTGACCGGAAACATCGATTTCCCGCGCAACGACGCAGCGGCAACGGCAGTTTGGGAAGGCGAAAACGACGCGAACGCGGAGACCTCCCCGACCTTCGACCGGATCCAAATGAGCCCCAACCGCTTGGGCGCGTTCACCGACATTTCCAAGCAGTTGATGGTACAAAGCTCCATTGATGTGGAAAACTTTGTCCGGGAGCGCCTCAACAACGCGATCAACGTCGCACTTGACAGCGCCCTTATCAACGGCGACGGTTCAACGCAGCTTATCACGGGTATCCTCAATACCAACGGCATTGGAAGCGTTGCCTGTGGTACGGACGGTGGCCCGCTGACGTGGGGCAAAATCGTAGACCTGGAAACGGAGGTCGCAGTTGATAATGCCGACTTTGGAAGCCTGGCCTACCTGACCACGCCCGGCGTTCGGGGATACCTCAAGAAAACAGAAAAGGCATCCGGCACGGCGCAATTCGTTTGGATGGATGGGCCGACCCCGGCGGCCAACGCAGCCCGCGTGGACGTGCTGAACGGATACCGCGCCTTTGTGTCCACTCAAGTACCTTCCAACCTGACCAAAGGCAGCGGTACGAACCTTCACGCCGTCCTTTTCGGTAACTTCAACGAGTTGATCCTCGGCCAATGGGCTGGCCTTGACATCGTTATCGACCCGTACACGAGCGCAAAGAACGCGCTGATTACCATTGTAGTGAACTCCTGGTGGGATGCTGCTTTGCGTCACGCCGCATCATTCGCCGCAATCAAAGACGCAGATATCACCGACGCGGTGTAACTTATCTTTTTGCCGACATTCCTTAACCGGGTGGGGGTTTAAATGCCCCCACTCACTCCAAAAACAAATACCATGTTCAGCAAGATTCTTGCATTTTTTGCGGTTTGTGCCGCTGTGGTTTTCCTGGCATCCGCTGGCGAACCGGATACGGCCTATCAAACCAGCGCACCCTTCTACTCGTATTCGCTTTCCGACACGATTACGAACACGGAAAACGATACCATTGAAATCCCCGCACGTCTCGTTTCAGATTGGTCGGGCGGCTGGCATGTGCAGGCCACAAGCCTATCCGGTACGGTTGCCCTTGCCAATACCGTCGAAGAATCGCTGTCATACAACGGTACGGACTGGGTCAGCGTGGATACGCTAAACAATAGCGCCGCAGGTACGAAAAGAGCCGAACAAGATAGGGTATACGGATTCCGCCAACGCATTGTAATTGACGGCAGCGGAACGCAAAGCACCCGCTACACGGTCTATTTCGTTGCCAAAAAGGATTGACGCATGATAAAAGTAAGGTTCTTGAAAAGCCCTACGGGGCGCTTCGGCCTTGCTTACTCTGCCGGGGATGTGGGGTATATCTCCGCATCCCTGGCAGAACAAGCGCAAAAAGAAGGCTACATTGAAATGTTGGGCAATCAGGGCGCAATCGAAACAGCCGATAGGCCGCAACAATACGCAAAAGTAGAAAAAGCCGTACGGCGCAAAAAATAACACATGGCAGGTTGGAAGGTAACGACCCCGGCGGCGGAGGTGGTAATCAGCACCACAGACGCAAAAGCATGGCTAAAGGTGGATACATCGGACGATGATGCACTTATAGCGGCGCTTGTGGCATCCGCAGCTGAAACGGCGCAAAACTACCTTTCACAAGCCCTGGTCACACAGACCATAACGGAGACGTTCGACGCATGGGGAGACATTGCGCAACCGTCTTTGTTGCGCCTGGCCATTCATCCTGTTATAAGCGTAACGAGTATTTCATACGTTGACGATAACGGCGCAACACAAACGCTGGCGGCCAATCAGTATAACGTTGACCTGTACGCAAAACGTTGCGTTATCGAACCAGCGTATAACGTTAGCTGGCCTACTGCAAGGGTGCAACGCAACGCAATAACGGTAGTGTATCAAGCAGGCTACGGCGCTGCAACGGCGCTACCAAAGGATATACGCACAGCACTACTGTTAATGGTGGCAGACGGATACGAAAACCGTACCGACAGCGTAAAGCAACTGCCGACCGCATCGAAATACTTACTTGACCGCGTAAACTATGCCTTTTTGCTATGAACAAGAACGAAAAGGTAGGCAACATGCGGGAACGCATCGTTATCCAAGTAGTAAGCGAAACGCAAAGCGGTACGGGCTACCCTGCCGAAACATGGACTACCTACGCAACGAGATGGGCGGCTGTATCAGCCCGACCGACAGGAAACAAAGAACTTGAAGAATCAGGACAAAAGACCGCAACGCAAGGCGTAATGTTCACACTTCGTTACGATGCCAACGTAACGGCAAAGCACCGGATACTGTACCGAAATAACTACTACGATATTGTAAGCGTAACGCCGGATGCGTTACGGATGCACATGGAGATAGAAACAGATTTCAGAAAATGATAGGAGCAGCGATATACAGCATATTGTCAGGCGCAACGGGTGTAACGAACCTAATCAGTACGCGCATCTACCCGGACATTGCGCCGCAAAACGCGGCCTATCCTTTCGTACTATACAGCATAGAAGGTACTGACCCATCGGACACAAAGGACGGTGCGAGTTCCCTGGACGTGGTAGAGTTCACGGTAACGGTATTCTCCGAAAGCTACGATAACATGAGCAGCATAGCAGCCGCCACGCGCACGGCCTTAGATGCAAAAGCACCTGGCACATACGGCGGCATAACCTTGCAAAGCATACGTTTCGCAGGGCAACAAAGCATGAGGATGGATGTGGGCAAACATGTGTATGTAATCGAGCAAACATATAACGCACGACACCAAAGATGATAATCAAGATACTAAAGCCTTTTTTCAAGTGGCAACCGGGCGCAGAACCCGACGTAACGGAAGATTTAGGTTTCGATTTGATCCGCCAGGGCATTGCAGTTGAGGCCAATGACCAAACCCGACGCGACTTGCACACAAAGCCCAAAGAGGAAACAGAACCCCAAAAGATAGAAGTCAACAACTACTATACTCAAGAACCAAAAAAGAAACGCGGTTTTTTCACGAATAAATCTTAACAAATGGCAAACGTAGTAAACGGGACTAACTTCCGAATATACGCCTCTGGTGTCGCCATCGGCGAAGCCACAAACTGTTCTATGAGTCTGACCGTGGAAACGCGGGATACTTTGACGAAAGACAACGTCGGCAGCTGGACTTCTTCGGCGCTTGGCCGTCGTTCGGGAACGCTGACCTCCGAAGGGCTTATCGCATTCGATACCACCAACTTGGGGGTAGACGACCTCTTCACGCATTACGTTTCCGGTACAGCGCTTGAGGTGCGTTTCCGGCAAACCTCCTCCTCGACGGCTGTACCCTACTGGGTTTGTACGGCCTACCTGACTGGCCTCGAAATGGCAGCGGCGGTGGAAGAAAACAGCACTTATTCTGCAACGTGGACTATCACGGGTGCGGTATCAATGGCGTCTTAAAAATAAGGACATGACGGCAAAACAGATCGAAACCGGGCGGGGGATGCTGCCTTTTTCCTGGGGCATGGCAGCCCTCACCCGCTTTTGCGAAGAAAACAACCTTAGTCTTAACGACTTTGCACAACTTGAAAAAGAAATGAAGCCCCGCGTATTGCTTAGCCTTATGTGGCATGGCTTCAAAGACGGGCATCGAAAAGAGCAAAAAGCCTTTGAGTTGACCGTTGACGATATCGCCGACATGATAGACGAAAGCCCCGGCCTTATGGAACGCTGCATGGAGGCCGTTTCAAACAGTATGCCAATGGGCGGCGCGGGAAACGGGAACAAGGCGAAGCCGAAGCGGGGTTGACCCTTGAGAGTGTCTATAAATCCGCTATCCGGTACGGCTTAACGCCTGCCGACTACTGGGATAACGATTTGCGGCATATCGTTTGGGCGATCGAAGCTAAACACGCCGCGATGGAAGATGTTGAACGTAGCGACTGGGAGCGAATAAGGTGGTTAGCTTGTACCATGTTGCAGCCACATCTGCAACGTGGGAAGAACTTAGCACCTACCGACTTAATACGCTTTCCCTGGGATAGCCCCGAAAAGGCAAAACCAAAAGAAATGCTAAGCCCAGAAGCTACCAAAGCGTTGTACGACAAATGGGATTCCGAAGCCCGCGCAAAGTGGGGTAAATAGACCGAAATGCAATTACAAGGAGCGCAACAACTGCAACAAAATATCAAAAAATACCTTGACGAAGTAGCCACAAAGCGAGAGTGGCAAAAGGTACTTTTAGCAGG